AAAAACAATATAATTGGTGCATTTGTAGTAATACAAGGAGATACAATCATTGGAGATAATAATACATTTGAACCTTTTTGTTCAATTGGTAATTCTCCAGAACACAAAAAATTTTTTAAACATAAAAATTTAAAAACAATAATTGGCGATAATAATGTTTTTAGAGAATATGTAACAATAAATGCTGGAATAGATAAACCAACAACGCTTCAAGATGATATTATTATGTTGCGTGGAAGCCACATAGGACACGATAGTTTTATTTCAAATAATTGCGTAATATCTTGTAATGTATTAATTGGTGGACATTCTTTTTTAGGTGTAGCAGTTAATATGGGATTAGGTAGTATATGCCATCAGTTTTCAAAAATAGGTAGTTATTCAATGATTGGTATGGGAACTATTGTAACTAAAAAATCTTCAATAAATTGTTTTGGAACGTATGTTGGAAATCCAGCAAAATACATTAAAGAAAACGATTATAAAAAAGAACAATTTAATTACCAGCAAGTTTTAGCTATTTGTAGATTTTTTGAAGAATCATCTTTTGATTTTATTAATAAACCATGAAAAGAATAACTTTATCAATGCCTTGTTTTGGTAGAAAATTAGGCACAATAAGAGCAATAGATTGTATATTAAAACAAGATATAAATGATTGGGAAGCATTAGTAATTGGAGATGGTTGTCCAGTAATTCAAGATTTTATAGATAGCGACTATTATAAAGATGTTCAGATTGAATGTAGAAAAAATGGAAACGATTTAACTATTGAAAATGAACCAATTAATCGTGGTGGTCATGGTTATTTTATTACTAATGAAAATATAAAATGGGCAAATGGTAAATATTTTGTATTTTTTGCAAATGATGATATAATCCAGCCAAATCATTTTTCTAATTATTTATCAGAAATAGAAAACACCGATTTAGATTTTGTTTATTTTAATAGTTGGGTAGCACCAAGAAATCAAATCAGAAATACACAATTAGAATATGGTATGATAGGTCATTCGGAATTAATTATTAAAACTGAATTTCTACAACAAATGCCTTTACATAATGAACATTATGGACACGATTGGGCATTAATATCAAATATGGCAAATTCTGGTAAACATAAAAAAGCAACAAATCCAGAACCAACTTATTATGTTATGAGTTTGTCTGACAATAGAGAACAAGGAATTGATTAACAACAATTAAAATTTAAACTATGAATTATTTACTTTTTTACCTTTTAGGATGTTCATTTGCATATCCAATTACAAAAATTATTTTTAAATCTGAAATTTTAGATGATACTATCAAATTTCAAGAACAACAAATTAATAATAAAAAATTTGACCAAAAATTTTTTAAAAAAGCAATACTTATTATTTTTACTTTTACATCATGGATTATAGTTTCAATTTTCTTATTATTAAAACTACAACTTTTGTATTATATTATTTTAAATTTATTTAAAAAATAAATTTTGTCAAACCAAAAACTTTTTATAACTTTGAAACTCAAACCAAGAAACTAAACAAATATGTCAAGAAAAGCACTTAAACCAGAAGATTTTAAAATACATATTGATTCAATATATTATTTTTTAGAATCAGAAAAAAAGTATTCACAAATAAGAAAATTTAATAGTAGATTTATTCATATTAAAGATACTTTATTAGAAAGAAAAATTATTTTAGAAAAAATTATTGGTAACACTAATTTTTACATAAGTAATAAAGATTATGTGTTTTTTCCAAAAGATTATGAATATCTTTTAAAGCAATATCAACTAAAAATTAGACAAGCAAACAAGAAGTTTTTTGATAATTTTGTAAATGAAGTCAATAAAAAACAATTAGCACCACCACCATTCGAGAATATTTCTACTGACGAAAAATTAAATGAATTAGAAACTGGATTAAAAAAATTCAAAGAGCAATCCATTGAAATCAAAAAAACAATGGATGAATTATTTAAAATAAATGATGATTTAGAAAAAGAAAACAATAAATTGTTGTCTGAATACAAAGAATTGGAATCCAGATATAATAAACAAGTTGAAGAACACACTAAAAGACTTGATGAACTTGTAGCCAGAAACAACTTAAATGTTACTGAATATTCAAATTACATAAATGAAAAACTTGTTGAAATTGCAGATTTAAAAAATAAATTATTAAAAGAAAACAAAATTGTTTGTTACAAAATTTTTGGAATAACAATTTTTAAAGTAACCACTAACAAAAGAAACTAAAATGGCAAAAGTTATTACAATGGCAAGTCCATCACAAAAAACTAAAAAAGATAAAATTACAAATGTTTTATTTTTCGGAGATTTTAATTGCACTACTGGATTTGGAAATGTATCTAAACAATTAATTGATAATTGGGCAAAAGATAAAAATTTAAAAATTACAATTTTTGCAATAAATGATTTTTCTGAAAAATCTTACAACTACAAGGACAACGTATTTGTAATTCCAGCATTATCTATATCAGAAACTAAAAAAGATATTTATTGTCGATTAGAGTTTTTAAATTTACTTTATCAAAATAATTTTGATGTGCTTTTTTGTTTGAATGATATTGAAATTTTCAATGAAATGGGAGAGCATTTACAAAATGTGAAATCTGAAAAAAGAAAACAAAATAAACCAAACTTCAAATCAATTGTATATTTCCCAATAGATTCAGAGCCAAGACCTAATGATTTAAAAATCGTTTCGTTTTTTGATGAAGTAATTACTTATACCGAATATGCTAAAGCAGTAATGAAGCCATTATTAACTCCAGCACAATTCAAAAAAGTAAAAGCAATTCCACATGGTTGTGATACAGAAAACTTTTTTCCATTAAATGATTTTGAAAAAGCGAAAATTAAAGAAGAAAAATTTGGAGCAGATAAGTTTGTGTTTGGAAGTGTAAATAGAAATTCAGCCAGAAAAGATTTAGCAAGTTTAATAGTTGGTTTTTCAATGTTTAAACATAAAAACCAAGCAGATGCAGTATTATATCTACATTGTAATCCATTAGACCCATCTGGAATTAACATATACAGACTTTGTGAAAGGGTTGGTTTAGAAGTAGGTAAAGATGTAATTGTACCAAGTGAATTTAATGAAAATAAAGGATTTTCCGAATCTGAATTAAATAAGATTTATAATTCATTTGATTGTTTTATAACAACTACAACTGCCGAAGGTTGGGGATTAACAATTACAGAAGCTATGGCAACAAAAACGCTTGTAATTTGTCCAAAACATACTTCACTTGCAGAAATTTCAGATAATGGCTTAAACACGCTTAATTTTATGTTTCAACAACAATCGGTTTTTGTAAATGACTTTGAAAAAATTAGATTTACAACAAATCCATTAGAAGTAGTAACGTTATTAGAAGTCGCTTACAAATTAGCAGATGAACCAGATGAATTAAAAGATATGGTTAGAGCAAAAATTGAAAATGCATATAAAAAAGTTTCTGGAATGAAATGGGAAACTATCGCCAAAAAATTTAAAGATATAATTTATAAATTATCATAAACCAAGAAACCGATTGCAAGGATAATTGCTACAAATACTATGGAAATTACAGATTTATGGGTAAAAGTAACATACGAAGTTAGATTAGGAGATTTAGAAATGCCACAAGAAGTTTTTGACGAAATTAATGAAGCTATTGATAAGGGTCGTGATATAGATACTATGTTAGGTATTGATAATGATTATCAAAACGCTTCTGAATGGCTTACAGATAATATAAAAGAAAAAGATTGTATGGAATGGAAAGTTGAAATTATAGAAATAATTGAAAAATAATATTAAACCGATTGCAAGGATAAATGCTACATATACTATGGAAAATCAAACAGAAAGAGAATTAACATTTGGAGAAAAAGCAGTAGGATTAACTTTTAATCCATCTGGAGATGAAAAAGTAAATAAAGCAAAGAAATTAATGGCAGATGCTTTAGATTTATTGCAACAAGTAGAGTTAGAAAAAAGCGATTATGGAAAGGTAACACAAAGTTGGGAAGCAAATGTTTTTAGAACAAACGCTTTCAATAAAATTGTTGATGCTCAAATGTCTTTAGTTAAATACATAACGTGGAAATAAGATATGGAAAATACATTTTTAGACAGATTAAAAACTGAAAAAAACGAACTACTTGACAAAGTAACTAAATTAGGAATGTTTTTAACATCAGATAAATCAAAAGAATTGTCAGATGCAAATATTTTACTTCTAAAGCAACAATTTGAGATAATGAACGCTTATTTAAATATTTTGATAATTAGAGTTGAATTATTAGAAGCAACAGAAAGTAAATAACAAAAAAAAACCACCAATTAGGTGGTTTTTCTTTTTGTCTTTTAAAATTATTTTTTAAAAGCACCAACTTTGTAGGCAACTAATACCAATAAGGCAATAGTAATTGTGTTATGAACATTTGTTCCACCTAACCAATTTGG